AGATGATAATTTAAAAGCATCAGATTCTTCAGCCATCCTTGTACTTTTTGTTTGTTTTTTTACAATCCTTCCCTGTCCTTGTAAATAGATTTTCTTTCCAGTTTTAGGATCTTTTATATAATCAGTTTTAAAATATGTTCGACCGGTCTCCTTATAAAGTTTCTCTCCTTTATAATTTAGATCATCTTTTTTAGGTCTTATTTCTACCCTCTCATTTACTCTTTTCTCAGCACCAGCCCTAGATATAAGAGTTGAAGCTCCAGCTGTTGACTTCCCTTGATATCTCTTTTTTAATTGGGCTATATTATTATCATAATACGATTGTACATAATTTAATTTATGTTTTTCAGCATCAATTACCACCATTGAATGGCGGACAGCTCTAGCTATTTCATCTTGACTAGCTCCCTTTATTGTCATGTCAGTGATAAGATTACTAATATCACCCATCTTTATAGCTTTTGTACGTTTATCCATAACTTTCATACCTTCATAATATGGATACGAAGCTTTATGATCAAAATCTGTTAAAGCTTTTAAAGATGGTTTAGTTTGAATATAACCAGCTTTATTAGGAATAGCTATAACCGTGTCCCCATCAAAGTCAGCACCTGATAATTTTGCTGCAACTTTTGGATTCATTGCTATAACATCTTTTGCATTTCCCAAAAGTCTTTTTCCTGTTAAATTTCTATTATTTACTATTACTTCTGGTATTTCAAATAATCCACCATGAGGATGGCGGATAAGAGCTAATCGATCTCCTGTTAAATAACCTGGAGCATAAACCTCATTTTCTTTTAAAGAAGTAATAGGCAAAATTACTTTTGAAGATTGTCTAGGAAGAGCCGCTGCTTTTAAATGAACTGCTGCAGCATCGCAAGAATCAGCAAAAGGACCAAGAAGAGCTTGCTTTACTGCCGGATTAGTTAATGACATTATTTCATCATATTCGTCTTTTTTTAGATTATATGCCAATCCTAATTGTTTTTTTGCTAATGCTGGAGATTGCTTAGAAAGAACTTGAGAAGAAATATTTTTTGACCATTCATCCCATGCACCTTCTTCACCAGCTCCTTCTTTTCCTCCTACTATATTAATTGGTGATTTTTTTGTATTGTTGTCATAAAATTTTTCTCTTGTAACGGCCCCAAATGGGTAATCTGGATCTTTTGTTTCTAATGCTTTAAAAACTTTACTAGCCTCTTCCAGTTTTTTATTTGTGTTATAAATAATATCATATCCTTCAGGAATATCATCACTATACATCGCCATCCCCTTCATATAGTGAGTGCCATCTACACCAATACGCACTTGAGCATATCTTTTATTTCCTAAAGAAAGATCTTGAACATTCCTACGAATTTCAATTACACCATCTTTTGAAGATCCGTATTGAACGAAAACTCTTTTTCCATCGAGAAATATAGGAGGCCCTTGAGGATTAAAAGTTTCTCCTCCATCATCACTACGAGCACCTATAGTCTTTATTTTTTCACGATTTCTCGAAACCATTTCCTTACTAACGCCTGGAGGAACAAGAACCTTCATCCATGTATATTTTCCAGTTCCTTGCTGCTCTTGTGGAATAACATGAACATTATAACCTCGTTCTTTCAATAACTCAAGAGCAACCGTTTTCTTTGTTCCGCTTACTCCTAACCAAGTTTCAACTCCAGACCCAACATCTAAATATCGATTTTCATTTACTTCCTTTTCAAGATTGTCCGCTATTGTCTTCGCAACATCTTGTTTATATTTTCTAGATGGTTCTAAAAGATCAGCTACAGTGTGATCGTTTATTCCCATCCTTTTGGCAATAGCAGAATTTGAATAACCTTTTTCTTTTAATCGATATGCCATAGCCTGACGTGCCGCATATGTTTTATTTCTTTCAATAGTAATTTGACTTCTCAATTCTCTAGTATTCATTCCCCGACTTTTTGCAATTTCGACTTCACTATAACCTTTTTTACGCATGGCTCTTACATATCCTGATAAATCTTCACCATGTTGATAAGGGTCATCGCCAGATCCCCAAGGATATCTACCAGAATGGCGTGGAGTACCTATATGCTTTAAACTACCCATATGGATTATCCTCCATTCTTATTTTATCAATTTTCTTATCAAAAAGAATTATTTTATCCATAATATATTTTATATCATCTGATATAGGATTATGAACAAGCACATCATTATTTGTTTGGTAAATCCTTAATTCTATATCTATATCTATCGGGTTAATCTCATATTCCAAACAAAATAACGCTGAATAAATTTCTAATTGACGCATTGAAACAGCAGATACGCCGGTTTTTAGATCGTGTATTCTTAAATAGTTATCTCTAAAACAAATTGCATCAGCTGTTCCAAATGCGTTATAAGAATAAAAAAGTATCTGCTCGGGTATCATTCTAAAGCCAATAGCATCATTAACATATTGATTAAAAGCTTTTTTAACTTTTGGTAACTTTACCCCTAATTCTATTAATTTTTTAGCAAGTTCATGTAATTCTGTCCCCTTTTGTATTGCTATATATTTAAGGTAGGCGGAATTAAGCTTTTCTTCATCATAGCCAACCCAATGATATCTACTTCCACCAAGAAAAGCATGTTCTCCTTCTAAATCAGAGTGTTTGTTGAAGTTCATGTAACACCTCTTTTTTATTTTCAGGATATACATAACTCCCATATGACATTTTATTAGTTAACCTAATATAATAATCTTGATTTCTTCTCGTCTTACTTCTGGAACTATCTTTAACTTCTAAAGCCGCCCATCTATCATTATTAAGAATTAATAAATCGGGGAATCCCTGAAGATAATTTGGATCATTTTTTAAAATAATACAATCAGGAAACAGATATCTAATTTCTTTTATTAATTCTGATTGAAAATTACTCTCCATTTTTAACTCCTAAACAAAAAAAGAGAAGGTGCTTTTAAAAAGACCTTCTCCTCTATTATAACACATGTTTTTTTTACGAGTTGCGATCAATTACAAAACGAAGATCATTATCTTCTTTTGCAATGATTAAAATCGCAAAAATAGATGGATATTTTTCTAATAACTTTTTAGTAGAATTTACAATTGTTTTAATTGTGCAATGAGGATTTTTTGGTTCCTCTTTTATTTCTCCCCATTTTTTATTTTCATCATAAGAAATTTTTATGGTCCATCTCCATTTCATAGATTGTTCATATTCATCTGCTATTTGATCGACATCATAATCAGACCATGATAATGCAGAGGCTTCTAACATTCTTACAAAGGTTTTTCGTAAATTTCTTAACTGCTCTTCGGTTCTCACTTTTCTCCTTTTTGAAATGAAAACTTAGATTCATTAAAATTCTCTTTATTTTTTAAAGCTCTTGCTATGGCATTATCGATTGGAGATAATGATCTTATATAAAAATAATATAAGATAGCGAAAGGAGTATTGATACGATCTATTCTACCAGCTGCTTGTGTCATTATTCTATATGAATAATTTAATGAATAAAACACAACGGTATTTGTTTCAACACAATTCCAACCCTCCGCTCCGGACATGTATTGTACAGCATAAACCCACTTATTGGTATTTGGAACTTCCTCATGAAAATGACCATTGTATTCCGCGAATGCCGTTCCGATTTTTAATTTTCTTAAAATTTCAATTTCATAATTGAAATTATAGAAAACTATAATTTTTCTATGTTTTTCTAATAAATCGAGAATAATATTATATCTACTCTGATCAGAATTTACTATTCTTCTCATAGTAAAAAAATATTCACTCACTTCTCTTATAGGTCTATTCTCAAAAGGATTCCAACGATTTTTAAAAACCGAATCGAATTTCTCTTTATCATAATCTGCAAATATAGTTTGTACTTTTTGTTTTGTTTGCTTGGTATAATTCATTGGTATGGTGATTTGATTTTTTAATTTTGTTAGTCTCCCTATTTCTATATAATGATCAACCTTCGGAAATTTTGTCCAGGTATTCCATACTACATGTTGTCTTATAAAATCAGTTCTGTTTTTATAAAAGCCATTTGCAACAAAAACTGGAATATAATCCATCCATGTATCTCCAGGAGTAGCACTAAGTAAAATCCAATTATTTTGTTTTGTTATTTTATAAAAAGATTTGACCCATGCGCCTGACCCTATAACACGTTGTTCATCAAATATAAAGAAACTGTCTTTTACCTCAATATATTTCTTTATATTATTCCATGAGTCAACAATTAATTGAATATTATTTAAGCTTTTAGCGCGATCTCTTGATATTCCAAAAGATGCAGCTTCGCGTTCCCAGTCAAGGGTATCTCTCTTTGCTGCTGTTGTAATAACATAAAGATCTTTCTGAAATTCTCGTTTTTTATAATATGCTATAGCAGTAAGAGTTTTACCAGAACCGACTCCACCGCATAAGATGGAGCCGGTTTTTAACTGGTCGACCGCAATTAATTGATGCTCAAATAGTTTATTAAGATGCTTGCTCATCAGCAAAACCATCAGGGACGTCTCGATATTTTGCTTCAAACTCATCCTCGACAATCGTGATGTATGCTGTTTTTAAATATGCCTTTACCCCCTTTTTCTCTCCAACATCCCAATTATAAGGACGAATTATTAAATCAGCACGTTCAATATCTGCCCAGTCAAGCTTTGAGATGCTATCTTCTGATAACTCATTTTTTGCATGAGAGGTAATTACAATAATTCTTGGAGGAATATGCTCGTAAGCAACATCAACTGGCAAATAATATTGCACGTCATCGTCTGGATCTCGTGGTTTTAGAAAACGAATGTTCCATCCATCTTTAGCCAAGTCATCTGCGATCTCTTTCTCAAGAAACACGACAAAATTACGTTTTCCTGCGGGATTGAAACGGCCTTCCTTTCCACTAAAATTACGAAAATTAATCCGCGCGTTCTCGATTGACAAATTCTTTTTTATGTATAACATTTTTCTCCTTTTTATTTTACCAGCAAACTAAGATATCTAATTTGCTATTATATCCAACATACATTCCGAAAAAACTAATTAATGGAATAGAAATGGTTGCTGTATCAAATAGACCTGTTCCTTTAACATCAACTATTCTATACGTTCTAGTACCTGGAGGAACTGGCATGATTTTTGTATCTTTCGTAAAATGAATTGCTAAGTCCGTTAACAATTTTTTAACTTCTTTAAATTTAATATCATTTAACATTTCATCTATCATTTGTTCAGTCATTAATTTTCTCCTTTTTTAATTAAAAAACATTTCTGGATCTACAAACTGCTCAATAGTATCTATTGCCTCTTTTACCAAATTCTCATGATATCTTTTGTCGATCGCTTC